TCGCCGCGTCTTCTCCGCTCAGGCCCGCCTGCCGCAGCAGCGCATCGCTGGGTGTCCCGCCGTTGGCCAGGATCTGCATGCAATACTCCGCCGCGTACTTCTGCTGCGTACTCATCTTGTCCCATTCAAGGTTTTCATTGAACTGCCGCACGCGCTCATTGTAGTCCTGGACATTCCAGTAGTCCTGGTTCTCCTGCTGCGCCATGCCGGTCCAGTAATCGCGCATATCCTGATACTGTCCGTAATCGAAATTGCGCTCTGTGTTGTACTGATCCGTATAGTAATCGCGGTTCTTCTGTGCGTCGCCGATGGTATCGCGGTATACGCCGTAATCGAAATTGCGCGCCGTGTCCGCCCGTCCCGTCAGGTAATCGCGCTCCCGCTCCCAGTCGCCCACGGTGTCGCGGTACCTGTCGTAGTCCGTCCCTTCCCGCTGTGCCAGCAGGCTGTACGCGTCCTTCTTGTTATTCAGTTTGTCCTGATATGCCTGCCGCTCCCGGTCGTAGATGTCCAGACCCTTGTCATACAGACCCAACAGGTACTGCTGATATGCCTGGTTCCCGGTCAGCGCGCCGTAGCTGTTCCCGTATCCGCCTGTCAGTCCGGCTGCCTGTCCCATCGCGTCCATGCTGGCCTGCTTGCCCAGCTGCGTATACCTGTCTGCCAGGCTTTTGAACAGCTCGCTGCCATTGAAAGAGAACTTGAATTCCTGTGGATTCTGGATCTGATCCAGCAGGTTGTCCAGCTGTTCGCCGTACTTGCTGGTGTATCCCTGCGGTTTGCTGTTCTGCAGCGCTGCCAGCTGATTCTGCGCGTTGATTACTTCCTGGCTTGCCTGATATGCACCCGGCATAGCACTTTGCGCCGCTTCCATCTGCTTCTGCGCTTTCGTCACATTCTGCCCTTGTGTGTACCCGCTCTGATATCCCGCCAGTTTGTCCGCCGTTCCCTGACTGACGCCGTTCAGTCCCTGCCCGGTCGTCGGCGCGTTTGCTGCCTGCTGTGCCGCTTCCTGCTGTGCAGCCTGCTGTGCGGCCGCCTGCTGCGCTGCCTGCTGTGCAGCTGCCTGCTGCTGTGCCTGCCGCTGAGAAGCTGCCTGCTGCTGCCGCTGTATCATTTCCTGCTGCTGCTTGAGCATGGCCTGCTTCTGCTCCTGCTGCTGCTGAACGTATTTCTGATACGCTTCCTGATTCTTTGATGTCGTTACTGCCATTGTCCTGTCCTCCTTACGATCCTGATACTATCCTGAGTATGAATGCTTCCAGTGTTTCGTCGCCTATGTAAAACTGGCATGTGTCAGGGATTTCAAACGTTGACAGCTTGCCGGCCGGTGGTGTTTTCGTCACTGCTTTCATAAACGCAATCTTACTGCCGTCCGCGCTGATGTTCATGATGAACTTGCCGCTCTGCAGGATCGCTTTGACGTATGTCGTTTCGAACTGGTCCGTCAGCGTCAGCGTGATCTCATACTGCGACAGGATGCTGAACGTCTTCCGGCTCGACGGCAGGATGTTTCCCATGGCCGCCGGTGACGATTCGCTGCCCTGGCTGCAGGAAAGTGTTGACGACAGCGAGTTGGATCCTACCTGCGTATAGCTTTTCGTCAGTGAATACTGTCCGTATTCCCCGTTCGGATCCGCGTTCCCGTTCGCGTCCACTCTCCAGACCGTCAGCACGCCTGATGGCGCGTTGTACCTTGTGACCGTGATCGTCGTTGTCCTGCTGGCTGTTCTCCCGCGGCTATCTGTTGCGACGACGGTGATGGTCGCCGTTCCCGCGATTGTCAGCAGGCCCGTTGTGAAATCAACACTTGCGCCCGTCTGCGTCTTGTTGTAGTTTCCGCCGCTGTAACCGCTTACGGAAACCTGCAGGTGCGCGATCGAGGATCCGTACGATCCGCTGCCGTTCGCCTGGATCCGGACCGCGCTGTGTCCCTGAATGTAGTAGTTCCCCACGTTTGCGTATGTCTTTCCGCCGACTGTCCGCACAATGCTTGTCGTGATCGCGCCTACGGAAGGAACCGCGCTTGACGGCACATTGTACACAAGGCCGGATATCGTATATGTCCCGACCAGCGTGCTGCCGCTGTATGTCTTCAGCGTCAGTGTGCCGCCTGTCTTCGATGTTGCGCTTGGAATATAATTGCTCCAGCTGGCCGGGATGGAGATCGTCGCGGATGATACGCCTGCTCCCAGACTGATCTCGCTCGTTTCCATCCCGCTGCCGAACGACAGCTTATACTTATGTGTGAATGAACTCTGCTGCATCGAGATGGCCAGCGTGACGGATTCTCCGCCGCTCATGCTCGATTTGCTCAGCGATGCCGTGCTGCGCTGCAGGTAGTTGGCGTATACGACGATATTGCTATCCGGCATCGAGAAAGCATTACTGGAGATCGATACGCCCGGCGAGCTGCTCCACCCGTTGAACAGGTACCCGCTGCTGGCCGACTGGCTCAGCGTTACGGAATCGCCCGAATATGCTGTGTACCTGTTCGCAGATACTGATCCCGCGCCGGCAGGGCTTGCCTGTACCGTGATCGACCGCAGCGGTGAATAGTCCACCGTGACCGTGACCGTGACCGTCGCGTTATTGATCGAAACGACGCCGTCCCCTGTGCGCTCCCAGTACCAGTAGATCTCCGTGCATCCCAGCAGGCCGGAAGAATTGTTGATCGTCTTCTCTTCCGAATATTGGCCGCCTGCGTATATTTTCTTATATGTGGCGATCAGTGTGCTGGATGTGCTGGATGTTTTGTAGATTTTCAGCGGCGTCTTATATCCTGAGTTGTTCCAGTAACCCGGCTGGCTGGAGTCGTTCCTGGAGCAGGATACGGCAATGCTGACGGAGTTGATCCGTGCGTTTGACGGCACACTCCCTCCGGACATGGAATACATCTGGTTCGTATAGATTGACGTATTGCTCAGGGTTCTTGTGAATGACGTACTTGCCATACCATTCTCCTCAGATGTTGATCATGGAAATACTGTTGTTCGCCATTACCTGCCAGGCATGATGCGCGCCGATCTGCAGCATGTTCAGGATCCGCGCTTTATCGATGTAAAGCATGCTGTTCGAAAAGTATGCCACTTCGTTCCCGCCCTGGAAAAAGCTCAGCCTGTCCATGGTGAAAGTCGCCATCTTGTTGGCATTGTTCAGGCTGGCATTCCCGTTTGCATCGTATGATGTGACGTTCTCTCCGATTGCGATGCCGTATTTCATGTTCACTTCGTCCACCAGCCCTGAGAAGATATACTGGTTCGACTTCCGGATAAACGCTTCCGTGTTCCCTTCCGCGTCCTCCAGTCCCTGGATCCGCTCCGTGTACTGGTAGTCCTGCAGAATGCCCTCCGCCGTCGCCCGGATATTGCTTTCCAGGTTCCGGTTCATCTCGCCAAACTGGTCGCTGATCGCCTGATAGTTGTCCTGCAGGGTTGTCGAGATCTCGTCCATCTCATGGTGGACAATGTTTGCCGTCTTCACGATCAGGCTGCGCAGGGTGTTGTAGGTGTTCGTGTTCTCCTGCGTTGAGTTCCCGCCGGCCCTTACCTGCCTCTGTGTTTCCGGTGACATCTGGTCCACGGAAATGGAATTCATGGCCTGGTTCAGCTGCTCACTCATCCTGTACAGGTATGCCCACAGGGTCTGCAGCTGCTCCGCGTTCGTCCCGTTCAGCGTCTGCGGTGTTTCAAAAAACGCCTTAGGCATCCGATCCCACCTCCATCTGCCTGGCAATGGAATAGATCCGGCAATCTCCGTTCCCGCTCACCCGGAAGCGCAGGTGGTCGCATCTCCTCGGAATGACCGGAATCATGTACGAATCCAGCTTATCGCCCGTGATCTGCCCGACTTCCTCCCAGTCGCGGTTCATGTACTTGATCTCCAGTTTCACCGTCGTCCCCGGCTCGATGTAGATCCGCAGCACGAACCTGCTCATGTACAGGCGCTTCGACAGGTCATTCCGGATCCGTGATCCGTAGGTCCCGCGGCCGTACTCCGCTCCCTGCAGGCCGAATGTCGCGCTCCAGTCAATGCTGGTTTCCGCCGTGCCCATGCTGCCGGTGATCGCGACCAGGGTGTTATTATCCTCGTCGATCGCGTACAGTTCGTCCCCGACAGTCCCGTATCCCAGCGCATGAAATGCGTCTTCCTTGTACCAGGCATCCTTTTCCGTGTCGTAAACAAACTGGTACCACTTGTTTTCATGGTCCTTCATGGAGATGTAGTACCTGCCGCTCAGCACGCCTGCCCGCGCATCTGAGTACAGGATCTCGCCCAGCTTGTCCCCGACACTGACCGGCATGCTGCCGTCATAGCGCATGACGCCCTGCCTGCTCTTGTAGTAGATCGCTTCATTCACGACCTGTACACTGCGCCAGCTGCCGCGCTGCACTCCCCGGCAGGCCGTTGTCGTGATCGAGAAGGACGACGGTGTGTTTCCGGATACCCTGTGAATATAGTCCTCCTTGAAGAACACAGGATATCCGCGCTGTGCAATGGCGCCGGTGAAAGGTCCGTCTGTACCGACGCTGGCGCTGTAGCTGTCCTGGCTGTTCCCCATAAACCGGTTCCAGTTCCGGAAATCTCCCAGCGCGCTGGCGTAGATCTCGTTTACGGTTTCCCCGTTCCGCAGGCCGTACTTGCAGCCCCACAGCCGGTTGTTGCTCTCGCACACGAAATCCATGGGCGGGATTGTCAGATCTGCCAGCACTTCCTGCGGTTCCAGGTGGGAGTTCTCCACAGTCTGGTTCAGCAGGCCCGCAATGACGATGTAGTTCTCGCCGCAGAAGTACACGATATAGGATCCGTTCAGCGCTGCCACTTCTTCCCGCAGCCTGTCGTTCTGGATCGTGTCGTCCAGTTCCAGCCCGGATATGTCGATTACGTCATATTCCCTCAGACCGGCGCCGATGCCCGTTGACTGGATCTTTACATACGTTGTCGCGACTTCCATCCATTCATCCATGCCCGACATATACTGCCGCAGCACGTCGTTCGTGTCGCTCTGGTCGATCCACAGCTGTCCGTTCGCCGGATCCGCAGGCGGATCTGCGCTTACGGTGATCGACGTCATGTCGTAGTTCGTCCCGTCGCCCCTGCACATGCTCAGCTGAACATCCCGGTACCCGCTCAGGGTCGAACCTTCGTAGATGGAGCGCTGCCATTTCCTCTCCATGCTGCCGTGATCCGTCAGATCCGCCGTGTTGAAGTACACCTTGTCCGGCCAGATGCACACATACGCACCGAAGGAAACGATCTTCTTCGGCAGCATCAGCTGATCCGTACTGACTGAGATCCCCGTAACCTGCAGCATGTTGTAGAACACCTGCGTCCCGCGGATATGCACCAGCTGGTCCCGGCCATGGATCCCTGTCAGCGGGACAGGCGTCTGTCCGGAAGCGTCATAGCTGCTGATCCCGCGCTTTTTACGCGGTACCAGCATCGGGAACATATGCCCTGACATGTTCTTCATGTCGTACATTTCCCCGTCTTCGATGATCTCCTGGTGGTTGTATCCCAGGAAGTTTGTCGTCATCTTGGTCTGCTTCGGGACACTCGGTATATCCGGCATTCTTCTCATGGATCTATCCTCACAGTCTGAAATGTGGCATCGCCGTCAGCGGCTGATGCTCCCGCGTATACCAGTCGCTCATCGTGTCGTACCTGTTCTGGAACAGTCCGTAATGGGAATTGAACTTGTCGAATTCCAGGTTCTGCTCGTCGATCTTCGACATGATGTAGTAGTAATAGAAACTGCTGTACGGGTCCGGGATCAGCAGCTCTGTCCCCGAATCCGTATCCTCTGTATATTTCGGCAGCGTTTCCTGCTCCTCTGTATGCTCATGCTTCATGATGATTTCCTGGTGGACCAGCTGTTCGATCTCGTTCAGGAATGAGATCTTCAGTGTCCTTGGCATCAGGTTCGGCAGCATAAGATCCGCTTTATCCAGCGCTTCCTGTATGTTCATGCGTCGTTCTCCTTTAAAAAAAGCAGGCGGAAAGGTTCTTTTCCTTCCCGCCCGTCTGTCTTATCTCTCTCTTTCCTCCTCATGGGGGTTGGAGATCAGATCGTATACCTTGATTTCCCGGTCCGCGAACTCCTTCACAAAATTCTCCGCGTCCATGGAATTCAACAGGCATTCCGCGAAAGGCAGGGCCATCTCGTGATACTTATCGTCCGCCGGCACTGCCAGGAATCGGCCGTTCACGCCGAGCCAGTAGTGCTTCTCGGTCGTCCCTGTCCGCGGCCGCGCCCGGATCGCTACTTTCACGTCCCAGGTGTTCTTCCCCTCCGCCAGCGCTTCCGCTATCGCTTCATTGAGGACCTGCCTGTCCGTTTTACGCTGCACCGGCGCTTTCTTCGCTGCCGCCAGCTGCGCTTTCAGCCGCTCGTTTTCCTTTCGCAGCGCTTCGGCCTGATTCAGCAGCTCGTCCCCGGTCTTTGCCGCTTCCAGCACTTCCTGGGTTTCATTCTCCTGCACATTCGGTTCGGGAGTTTTCTTGCTTGCCATATTCAGTTTCCTTTCTGCCCGTCAGGTGGGCGATCCCGTTTTAAGGTCAGATCTTGACGATCGCGCCGCTCTCGATCAGGCTGGCAATGATGTCCGCGCTGATGCTCAGCTCGGTCCCGTTGCAGCTGACGCCGACGATCGCGCCGTTCTTGCCCTTCTCCAGCGTCATGTTCCGCTGCAGCCTGGTCACAGTGCCGTTCACCGCGGTGTAGCAGTTCTCGACAACCTTATACAGGTTGTTCTTCTTGCTCTTCGCGACGATAACGACATCGGCCGTGCCCATCGTAAAACCGTAGGTCCCGTCGTCCACCTCCAGTGTTACGCCGCCGGAAAGCACTTCCACGCTGGCAATCTCCTTGCCGCTGGAACAGGTCAGGGTCAGGGTTACTTCCGCATCCTTCGCCACATCCGTGTCAGAGGAAGCGCTGGCAGCGCTGAATCCGCCGTCAGCAACGACGGTTACGCTGTGGCCGCCGGCAAACAGCTGCGGGAAAACAAACATTTTCTTCATGGTTCTGCTCCTTTCATCGTGAATTCCCTGGCAGCGCTCAGGCTGCCAGGGTTGTGCCGTCATCAGGACGGATTGTAGAATTCCAGGCCGAGGTTGTCTTCCTCGATGCTGGAGTAGCTGGATCCGCTCCAGATGGTGATCATGCGCTCCTGGTACAGGATCTTGCAGGCCATCTCGAACCATACGCCTACGGTGCCGTACTGATTCAGCGGGCCGCCGATCTGCGTTTCGTCCTTGATGATCATCTCCAGGTTGCCGCCTTCCGGATCGACCACGGCGAAAGCGTCCTTTGCGAACACCATCGTCTTGAAGGTCGCGTAGGTCTGGCCTTCGCTCTTGATGACCGGTGCGAAGTTGCTCTCCACGAAGCGGATGCCGTGCATACGGCCGATCTCGCCGGTGAAGATCTCTTCGCTGGCGTCATACTTGTGCGATTCGATCCAGGCGCTATCATTAATCCGCAGGTCCTCAGCGACGTCCGGATGGACGACAGCCAGATAGTACGCGCCCTGGTACTTCAGGCCCTTCGCGCTCTTCTTCAGAGCAGTCGCGGCCTTCGCCAGCACCTTGCCGGTCAGCATGACGTCGTAGGTCTCCAGCGCAGTCTGCAGTCCGGACTCTGTGGTCGGAGTGCTGACATACGCGCCGGTGGACTTGTTCGTCGCATCCGCGAACATGATGTTCGTGCCGCCGATCAGGGTGTTCCGGACCAGTTCCTCATAGGTGTCCGCGGCGCTCGCGCTCAGTTCTTCCTCGGCGCCCAGCACGATCTTCTTGATCCCGTGACGCTTGGAGAACTTGGTGATGGCCACATAGTCGCCGTACTCGGAGATGGTCGCCGTGATCGCAACGATGCCCAGCTTCTTGCCGGTGGGGATTACGCCCTCCTGCAGCTTGCCGATCCGGCCGAGGGTCTGCCAGCGATCCCATTCAACGGTCGTGCCGTGTTCCTGGGGCAGTGCCTGCTTCATACCCAGCTGGCCGTACACCTGCTTCTCGCGGATGTTTTCCAGCATGTCGGTCTGGAAGAATACCCGGTCCAGCGGGCCAAGGTCCGTAGATCCCGGAGTGAAAGGCGTGACGGCACCGGTAGCGCCATTGATATAGCCGCTCATGCCGTTGATCACGTCAGTAGCCTCAGCGAAAAGCTGAGGGAAAAGAATCAGCTTCTTCATGGGATTTCTCCTTTCGCTATCTGTCGAATGATGTAAACTTGTTCATGCGGATCAGCTCCTTATACTTCTTTTGCTCTGGTCTGGAGAGCTTGCGAGGATCAATCCGCGGTTCTGCCGCTGCGGGGTTCTTGCCGTTCATGGCTCCCTCCGCCGGCCGCGCCCGCTGCGCCTGGATGGTGTTGCCCATCTGGGACTGCGCCCGCTGCATCCCGTACGCCAGCAGCTGGGGGATCATCTCTTTGCCATGAAGCGCGTAATATGCCTGCTCGACTGTCAGGCCGTAGTCCGGACTCGTCAGTCTGAAGAATTCTTCGTTATTCTGGATCTCGCTGTCGAAATCGAATGACGGGAATATCTTCCTGAGTTCGTCCGCCTGCTGCTTCAGGCCGATGATGTGATTCTGGAATTGCTGCTGCTGCTCTGCTTTCTGCTGGTTCGCGATGGCCTGGTCGTGTTCGTCCTGCAGCTGCTTGAAGCGTTTGTATCCTTCTACGGACATTCCCGCTTTCTCTGCATCTTCTTCATACAGGCTGTCGTCGTTCAGGATCATGTCCCGAAGATCATCGACATTGTCCACGTCCAGTTTTTTCATCAGCGCGTCCAGCATCGGCTGTACGTTCTCCAGCTTTGCGTTCGCGTCCTCCTGGTTCTTGAACCGATCTTTGACCGCGCTCTTGACGTCGTCCCCGTAGAACTTCGCAAATTTCTTTTTTGCTTCCGCCCATTGCTCCGGTGTCGGTTCCTCTGCCGGCATCTGCTGCTGTCCCTGGATCTGCTGCTCAGCCTTCTGGCCAAAAAAGGCGTCTCTCAGTTCCGGATGCTGCTTCAGCCGCTTATTCATCGCTGCAGCGACCTGCGGGTCCTGAACCTGGCTGCCGTCCGAAAGGGTGTCCCCTACGTTCACGGTCTGCTCTGCGGTTCCGGATTCTGCTGCTGTGCCTGCTTCCGCTCCTCCGCCTGCCGGTGCTGCGGCAGCTCCTTCGTCGGCAAACAGTTGAGGGTTGATGTAGGCAAAAATACTCATGTGGTTCTCCTCTCTGTCCGTACGGTGGACGATCCCATGCCTTTATTGTTTCATAAATCCCGTAAATATTGCAGGTACAAACTCAGCTGGGTCTGCTGGCGTTCGCTGCGCGCTCTGCTGCATTCCTCACAATGCTGTTTTCCCTGGCATCATGCGGCGCTTCCGACGCGTCGTCCGGCGCCAGTTTCTTCTGCTGCGCTCCCTGCGCTGCCGGGATTGTGGCCGCTGAAGCGTTGATATCTCCGGCAATTCCCTGGGTGATCATAGCCAGCTGCTGGGCGACCATCGGGTCCGTCCGCTGCGCCAGTGCCATCGCGATCTGACATACCTGGATCAGCGTATCCTGCATCGTCCCCTGCGCCCGGATCTTCTTGACCAGTTCCTCCCGGCCCTTGAAGTCCATCATGTCCAGCACGATCAGCGCCTGGTCTGTCACCTGCGGGTTCAGCAGGCCCTTGTTCCAGAATTCCAGCGCCAGCTCGTTCTGGCTCATCTTGGTGTACGCGTTCTCCCGCTGCGCCCTGACTTCAATGTCGAAGATCGGCATCCGCATGGCAGGATCCTGACCGGGTAGGTTCGGGATCTCCTTCACCTGCAGGCCCACATTGTTGTATTCCACAAACTGGTCCTCTCCCTCGGCGCCCGTGATCCTGAACTGACGCGGGATGCCGTAGAACTGCCGGATCCGCTCGATGACCATCAGCACGATCTTCCGGTATGCCCGGTATGCTGCCTTGGTGCTGTCCTTGCTGGACCGGCCGCTGTCTTCCTTCAGTGCTGCGATCGCGCTGGCGGCTGTTACGCCTGACGGCACTCCGCCGTTGTTCACGTCCGTGTTGCCGGTGATGAACTTGATGGCGTCGATCTTCTGCTGCAGCATGTTGTGCGCGTCGCTGCCCATGGCCTGCACTTCAACGGATCTCAGCGCATCCTGTCCCAGGTTCCCGCCTGTATGCACCAGCGGTTTGGAGAAGTCCATGAATTCCGATTCGTTGATGCTTCCGTCCTTCCGGACGAAGTACCGCGGGGTTGCCCGCATGACCGCGTTCATCGTCATGGCCTGGCTCAGCACGTCAATGCTCGTCTGCTCGTCCTTCGCGATGTCGATGTATCCGTATCCCGCCGGGGATCCTTCAACCGGGAACAGCGGATCCAGCACAAACGGATACTCTCCGTCATGGTACAGGCCCTCGGTTTCGCCCTCTTCCTCGCTGGAGTACAGGCAGGTTTCCCCGACAAACTTGCAGTAGTGCAGCACGCTGCGCCCGCCGGTCCGCTTCTTGTAGTACCAGTCCACCACCACGGCCTTATTGCTCATGTCGATGTTGTCATCCGTCTGGTACTTCTCGATGAACAGTTTCGCGCTCGTCAGCTTGCCCTGCAGTTCCGGATACGCTTCGTACAGCTCCTCCATGTCCACATAGCTGATGTAGAACAGGTTCCGGCTTTCCTGGATGTCGCTCACGCCCGGCTCCCAGTACATGTTCAGGATGTTCACCTTCCTGATCGCGACGTCGCCCAGGCCGTTCAGCTTTGTGTTGTCCCAGAAGATGCCGTATACGCCCGTCCCTTCCTGCATTTTCTGCCAGCTGACGTCGTTGTATGTATCCTCGAAGTCGTTCATCTCCATGACAACCGGCACAATCTTGCTCAGCTTCTGCGCTTCCTGCTTGTCGTCTTCCATTCGCGGCAGGATAACCGGTTCAGGGTAGCTGTCGATGGCGTCCGCATGCTTGCCGACAATGCAGTTCCACAGCCAGCCAGTGTTCGCCGGCTGTTCCGTCGTTCCGGTGATGCCCTTTTCCTGGCGGATCTGCTCCCAGTTCTTCAGTTTCCACCACTGTTGCGCTTTGACTACGCGCTGGTTCACGCTGGATTTCCCGCTCCGGTACCGCAGCAGGGTGTTCATTGCGCTATTCAGGCGCTCAGGCGTCATGATCTGTCCCCTGCCCGGCTGTGCTTCCGGTCCCGGGATACTCTGGCCTGCCAATTCGTTCAGGCTTTCGATTCCCATCCGGCGCCCCAGCGTAAAGGCGTCCGCTTCCTCCGGCGTCTGTCCTCCGCCGATCCCGGCCAGATCTTCTTCGCCCAGCTGATTGTGCTGCAGGCCGTACCGCCCGCCGCCCGTCTGCCGGCTGCCCTGCTGCCCTGGCATCTG